AGACATGGTTCGCCGCTATGACCTGAAATACATCATCATCCCGGAGCACCACAAGGACGGGGCAATCCATATGCACGGGCTGATTTCCGGAGATATCAAGTTGAAGCACGCAACGCATAAGAAGTCCGGGAAACCGATGCACACGACCAGCGGCAAGCCGATTTACAATATGCCCCAATGGAAGTACGGCTGGTCAACGGCAATCGAAACTTACGGGGACACTGAACACGTGGCGCGGTACATAACGAAGTACATCACGAAGGACTTTCAGAAGATATTCGGGAATTTTACTATGCGGGTGGGGATATCGTCCGCGAACCACGTATTGATCTAGCCGATGTGAATTATCATGATATCCGATCTAAAGAGTATACGATTGAAGCGGCTAGACTTGGGTTTAAATATTTGACGTTGGGGGGCAACAGCTTGAGTTATGCTAGCTCCGGAGATTAGTGTTTCTATGTGGGAGGTTCCTATGACCTGCAATATGCTTGCGACATTTTCTGTCTTTCTCAATCTGCTGTTTGTGGCAGGGATATGTTTTTTAATTTTGAAAGGGGATTCATTCAAATGACATTACTCGGTATTCAGACCGTTTCGGGCAAGAACAAAGAGGGAAAGTCGTATAGCGGCTATCGGCTTCATTTCTCCTATCCCATAGACAGCAAATACGGTGAAGGTACTGCCGTAGAAAACGTCTATATCAGTGACCAGTACTTAGAGGAAATGCCAAAACTGGGGGATGATGTCAATGTCTTATATAATCGTTATGGGCGGCCTGTTGGCCTTGCTCCTGCTCGATAGTGCGGCCTTATGATATGGAAACTGATGTATTATCTGTCGAGGACAGCACTGTCAGCGAAGCGGCTCCTGTGGACGCTGGTTCGGATGCGGTGACAACGGACACCGGGGAGCTTGTAGGCTTCTATGAGGACTATTTGCTTGACCATATCACCAGCATTGAAAATGCGCTTTTCCTTCAAATATTCGGGTCTGCCCTCATTTGCGGCTGTTTGCTTGCAACGCTTGTGTTGCAGTTCTTTGTGAGAAAGTAGAGGGCGTTATGTTTCTTGATTTGACGGAATGTCTTGAAGTTTTTGTTTCAATAGTTAGCACTTCTTTCGCACTGTGCTTTTTGATTGGCTTTTTTGTGTGGGCTGTGTTTTATGTGGTATCAGCCTTGGGCGATTCAATAACCGAATAGGACGGCTCCCTGTCGGTTGAGATGGGGACTTAAAGGGGCCCCATCGAATACGGCGGGGGGCTGTCCTCGATGGGTTGTTACGGCGTAAGCTGTTAACATACAAATACTCGAAGTGGGAAAGGAACGGTTAATATGTCCAGTATTACTTCTGCTCTTGATTCTGGCTTTTCTACGGTTCAGACGGAAGCGCTTAGCCTTATTACAACGGCGATTCCCTATGTCATGGCAATTGTTACAGCGGTAATTATTGTCAAGTTTGGCATTCGGTTTTTCAAGAGCGTTGCAAAGGGCTAATTCCAGCCCGGACAGGGGAGGGCGAAAGCTCTCCCCTGATTCTTTTATGGGGGTTTCTTGCTGTGGTTGTTCATTCAAAATACAGGCATGTTTACCGGGCTTTTACCGTTGTGCTGTTGGTAATCGTGCTGTCGGTCGGCCTGATTCAGTCAGCAAATGCGATAGTAGGGGAAACGGCACTCGTTGTTGCCGGGGCTGTCGCAAGCTCGCCAGTGGCGGCTACGGTCGGAGCCTTGGCACTGGCGGCGGTCGGCGTTACATTTGTACAGGGCTTCTGTGAAGCTAAAAACGGCGTATTGCTCTATGGTACGTTTGTTTACGACGCTGGCTATGCTTGCAGACAGGCCGCTAACGCCGCAGGCGGCGCGGTTGCTTCGTGGTTTGCCTCTGTCGAACAGACGCTAACGAGCCTTGGCGGCTACGTTGCCGGGACGGAAATATCTATGCCCGCTGAGGTTGCAGAGTGGGTGCGGCAATATGCTGTCAATACATATGATTTTACGGACGGTGCATATTCTGTTACGCAATATGGTATTCTCGCTGATGATACTTTTGTTATTTTTTCAGGGTACTACGTCGACGGTGAAACGTTGTATATGATTCCATCTGGTACGCTTCTTACGGTGTCTTCGCTCCCGGATTCGGCGGAATTGTCTATTATTGATACAGCGGGGAACGTTTGGCGTTATGTGGTTGAAACTGTGGATATGGGTGCGTATTCGCGAACGCTTCTTAAAATATTCAAGAATGGTGTTTCAACGGTTAATCATACTACTGTTTATCTTGATAGGTCTGGCAATCTTATTGCGGATAGTCTTTGTTTTTTTAATTATAATGGGTATTTGGTATCTTATCCGGTAAACTCACTTGATAGGTTAACGCCTATTGGCATTGCCTCGTCTTGGGCCGAGGCTTCCTCTAAGTTTGCACCTATTGGGGTCGTTTCAACTTCTTTGACAGCAACGATTGCGGCAAGCTCCGTTATCGGTCTCCCTGTCGAAAGCGACTTGGCCTTGACCTTGCCTGACATCGGTGTCCAAACGGTTGGCGACTACGCCGTACCTGTGATTGATTCGTTGGCCGCCAGTGACGTTCTGGCGGGTGCGGCTACTGACGATATTGCTACAGATACGGACATCGCCACAGATACGGACATTGCCACAGATACGGACATTGCAACGGATGTTTCCACGGCATGGGCTGGCGCGATGCCGGGGGACTATGTGGCCCCGTCTCTTACGACCGTGTTTCCATTCTGTATACCGTTTGATCTTATTTCTCTGGTGGGGGCGTTGAATGCTGCGGCGGTTGCTCCTGTCTTTACGATTCCAGTTAATTTCTCTTTTTTTGGATATACCAAGGCAATTGTTATTGATCTCACAGAATGGGAGGTTGTGGCGGCGGCTATTCGTTGGACTGTCATTGTTTCGTTTATTCTTGGACTAATTATTGTAACTCGGAAGATGATAAAGGGGTGATAAGGTGGATAGTCCTAGTTTTATAACTAAAGTTCTGGATATGCTTTTGTCGATACTGCCCACAAGTCCATTACAGCCGATTATCGCACAGATTGAGGCGGTTCAATGGCTGGGGTACCTGAATTATTTTGTTCCCGTTGGGACGCTTGTCGGTATCGGGACGGCTTGGCTTGCGGCGATAGGGATATTCTATCTCTGGCAAGTAGTCTTGCGTTGGGCAAAGGTGATCGGCTCATGATTGAATTATATACAGGTACGCCCGGTTCCGGGAAATCCTTGCACTGCGCCAAGGTGATGTTTCAGAAGCTTCGGTCTGGCGGCAACGTTTATGCGAATTTTGACATTAATCTAACTGCGTTTAAGGGCAGACAGACAGGCATTTTCATATTCAAGGATAATTCTGAAATGAGCGTTGACGGACTTCTTGAATTTGCGCTGACGGAACATAAGCGAAACACGAACGGAAACATCATAGAAGGACAGACGTTACTTGTCATCGACGAATGCCAGATACTGTTTAACTCTCGTGACTGGAACGCCAAAGACCGCATGAAGTGGGCCACATTCTTCACTCAACACAGGAAGTACGGATACAGTGTAATCCTGATAACGCAATTTGACAGGCTCATAGATAGGCAAATACGATCGCTGGTCGAATATCAGGTTATCCATAGAAAGATAAGCAATTTCAAGACAATCGGCTTTTTCCTTGGCTTGCTTTTTGGCGGTAATCTTTTCATGGCTATTCGGCAATGGTACGGTGTCCGGGAAAAGATTGATTCGGAAATGTTCGTGCTACAGAAAAAATATGCCCGGCTGTATGACAGTTACAAGATATTCAATACAGCCGATTGATAGGAACGGCGAAACGGAACAAAACCGCTATTTTGATAGCGGGTATGGTAAGCTCGGAGAGGGGACCATACCCGCGCCCGTTAGCGGTCAAGCGCACCTTTTGGAATGGGATGTATTTGCGCTTGACAATAACGGAGCAAAATGTAACAAGGTTTTGTTACGTTACGCCTGTAGGGCCTCTGGAGGCTCACAGGCGTGTTTTTCTTATATCGGCACCGTTGGGTGCGATTAGACGCTCTAAACGCCTTGTAGGGTCTTATACGGCCTTGCGGGGCGTTCGTTCCGTCAAGGGCTTGAAGGTGGAGATTTTGTCGCGCCCTCTGCGGCAAAATACGACCTGTCCCTTGACGGCGGCAGGCACTTAATTCTTTTGACACAATAGGGGAGGGGGGAAGTCCTGACCTTGGAAGGACATCCCCCTTGCCTGTTCCTTTTGTCTCTGGCTTGGGTTTATTCCGGGCCGCAGGCGGGGGCGGCTGATTCGGCGGCGCGCTCTTACTTGATTATAGCCACAGATAAGTGGCATTTTTCAGGTAATTCTATTTTGCCC